ACGTTAAGAATGTTAGGTGCAGTTTTTAGAAGAGGTGTAGGAGCATATAGAAATAATCCAGCATCTGTTCGACCAGGAGTTAGAAGTGAAGACCAATGGGCATACGCCAGAGTCAATGCGTTTTTATTTGCAGTTAGAACTGGTAGATTTCAGGGTGGTAAATTTGATCTTGACCTATTACCTAGTGGACATCCACTAGCTACATGAGGTCAATATGTTTAGTAAATTAACTTCAAGATTATTTATAGAAAAGGATAATGATGATAACCATGAGGTTGTTGTAAAAATTGGTCCTGTTTTAACAGAAAATGATGCAGTGAATATTGCAACTTATATTTACGTTACACAAAACATAGATATTACAGATGTTATTAGACCAATAGATACAACTTTACACTAATGATTTATAGAGAAAACCAATTAAGAATTTTTAAAAATGTCAAAAGACGTGAATGGTTACGACAAAATAGATTAAGAGAACCATTTATAAAACAATGGCAACAAAGATTAAAAAAATATTTTATTGATTTAGGTGACAATTTAAAAGAAGATTATTCTTATGGTTCAAATATTTTAGTTAATATAAGAATAAATAACTCATCAAATATTTTAAAAAACATTATGAGAGTGCAATATTTAATTGTTGCAAATGCTTTTAAAAATTATTTCCTTAATCAAACACAAAACGTAAAAGATTTTGATACAGAATTTGAAACAAGACTTGATACTTATATAGAAACAAATGTTGGTACTTTAGTTACACAGATTAACGAAAACACTAGAAATAAAATTCAATCTGTGATAAGCGATAGTTTTGATGATGGTCAATCAATACCTGAAACTGGCAATATATTAAGAAATACTATTGTAGGAATGGGTGCTTACAGAGCAAATTTGATTGCTAGAACAGAAGTACATAGAACAGCAAGTTTTGCTAATGAAATAGCGGCAGAAAGTATGAACATTGCTGGTACTAAAAAAGAATGGGTAGCTGTAAGGGATGCAAGAACCAGAGTTACACATTTAGTGGCAAATGGTCAAAGGGTTGGATTAGAAGAAAGATTTACTGTTGGAGGTGAACTTTTAAAATATCCAGGAGACCCTTCTGGTTCGCCACAAGAAACTATAAATTGTCGATGTGTATCTATTTACACAACGCCAGATTTCTTGTAGAGGTAGTATATTATGGAATATTTAATAATTTTTATTATTGGTTTTGCTGTTGGTTATTATGTGGGTGAAAGATATGATATTAAAGATTTCTTCATAGATTCATGGAATTGGATAAAAGAAAAAATAATATTTAAGTTTTACAAATAATGCCATTAGTTAAACCGAATGATAAGGAAAAAAGAGAAGATTTTTTAGAAAGATGTATGGGAGATAAAACATCTGTTGATGATTTCCCAGAAAGAGGACAACGATTTGCAGTTTGTAATGCATTGTACAATGAGAGAAATAAAAAGGAGGAAATTTCAATGGATGAAGTAAAAGGAATGGCAGATGCTATCAAATCACTTACGAGTGTAATAGAAAAAGGTTATCATAAAAAACCAAAAGATAAAGATAAAGACAAAGATAAATCATATCATGATGATGATGACAAAATGGGTCATGAAAATGATAAACCAAAAGGTTCACATAAAGATAAAGATATGTTTGCAACAGAAGATGAAGCAACAGAAAGAGCAAAAGAAATAGGTTGTACAGGTACACACTCATTAATGGATAATGGCAAAAGAGTGTTTATGCCATGTAGTAGTCATGATTCTTACGAAGAAGCTATGAAAGATAAAGGGGCACATAAACCTGATGAGGAAAAACCCAATAAACCTAAAGATGAATTAGAAGAAATGGGTATGCACAAAAAACCTGTAAAATCACATATTCATTGTGATGATGATGGTGAATGTCAATGTGATACAGAAATTAAACAAATAATTTTTGAATCAGAAGTAAAAGCAGATAATGAAGGAATTTTTACAGGATATGGTTCTATATTTGGAAATGAAGATCAAGGAAATGATATAGTACAAAAAGGTGCTTTTACAAAATCTTTACAAGAAAGACCACCATCAAAAGTAAAAATGTTATTTCAACATAAAACAGATGAACCAATCGGTGTATTTGAAGAAATATATGAAGATCAAAAAGGTTTATTTGTAAAAGGCAAATTAGCAATGGGGACTCAAAAAGGTAGAGAAACTTATGAACTACTAAAAATGGGTGCTCTTGATGGTATGTCTATCGGTTTTAAAGCTGATCCACAAAAACAAGGATACAATGAAAATAAAAGAGGTATAAGAACTCTAAAAGAAGTTGATCTTATGGAAATCAGTTTAGTTACCTTTCCTATGAATGAGGAAGCTGTAATTGAATCAGTAAAAGGTAACTCAAAAAGTATTCGTGAATGGGAAGACATCTTACGAGAGGTAGGAGGTCTATCACGAACAGAGAGTAAAATAGGAGCGAAAGCTTTATCTAAATCTCTAAATCAGCGAGAGGCTGATACTAAACAGGCGTTAGTATCTTTATTAAGTAAAGTTACTGACATAATTAAAAACAAATAGGAGGATACGATGGTAGATAATGAAATCAAATCTGCTGTTGAGCAACTCGGAACTGCTTTTGAAGAGTTTAAAAAAACTCACCAAGAGGAAATCAAGCAAATCAAAAAAACTGGTTCTGCTGATACTCTTACATCTCAAAAGTTATCAAGAATTGAAAAAACACTTGATGATTTAGAAGATGTAAACCAAAAGGTGACTAAAGCTAAACTTGCACAAGATGCACAAGAAGAGAAGCTTAATAAAATCGAGACTATGGTATCAAGACCTGGATTTGATATGTCAGCAAAAGCTGATGAATCAATTGAGAAAAAGGTATTTGATAAATGGTTAAGAAAAGGAAAAGAAGCATTAGGACCAGAAGAAATAAAAGTCCTAACAGCATCAAACGATAATACTGCTGGTTATCTTGCTCCACCAGAATATGTGAGAGAGTTAATCAAAGGTATTGTTGAAATATCTCCAATTAGATCAATTTCTAGAGTTAGAAGCACAACTAATAGATCTGTACAAATTCCAAAAAGAACAAGTACATTTGCAGCAACTTTTGTTGCAGAACAAGGAACTAGAAGTGAAACTACTGGCTATCAAGTTGGTTTAGAGGAGATTCCAACTCATGAATTATATGCGTTAGTTGACATTTCAGAACAAGAGTTAGAAGATTCAGTCTTTAATCTTGAACAAGAAATGACAAGTGAATTTACAGAACAGTTTGCAAAAGCTGAAGGTAATGCTTTCGTAAGTGGTAATTCAGTTGGAAAACCTGAAGGAATAGTAACAAACTCATCAGTTGGTGTAACTGCATCAGGTGTATCAGCAAACTTCAATGCTAATTCACTAATCAGTTTATATCATGCTGTAAAACCTGACTATTCTAGAAATGGAACATTTATATTTAACAGAGCAACTTTAGCGGCAGTAAGAAAGCTTCAAGATGGTTCTGGTCAATATGTATTCCAAGCAGGATTTTCATTACAGGTAGGAGTACCAAACACAATTTTAGGTGCACCTTATGTTGAAGCAACAGATGTTGCTGATATAGGTTCTAATGCCAAAGCAGTATTTTTTGGTGATTTTAGAAGAGGTTACTTAATTGTGGACAGAGTACAAATGTCAGTAATGAGAGATCCATTCACTCAGGCAACATCAGGAAATGTACGATACATTGCAAGAAGAAGAATTGGTGGACAGGTAATTTTACCAGAAGCTATTCAAATTCTACAATGTGGTTCGTAATCATTATAGGAGGATATAAAAATGGCAATGCGAGATAATAAATCAGGATTAGCATTTGACGAAAGTTTAAATGCAATCGTAAAAGATGCAGATACAAACTGCACAGCAGTTGATTCTCAAGGCTTTTCTTCTGTAACACATGTAGTAAATGTTGGTGCGCCAGGAATTACATTCAGTACAACTCATAAAGTTGAAATTGAATTAGAACATTCTGACGACAATGCAACATTCACTGATGTAACATCTAATACAGATGTGACTGGAGGAACAGTAGGTACTAATGGTCTATTCCAAACTATTGATGCTAATGGGGACTGTAATAAAGTCTATGCTATTGGCTATGTAGGTGGAAAGAGATACTCTAGAGTTGTTTTAAACTTTAGCGGTACTCATGGAACTGGTACTGTCTTTGGAGTAGTTGGCGTTAAAGGACACCCTTTACATGGTCCAGCGGCTTCAGAAGCAAATGCATAATAAGTATATTTGTGTGGGCGAGAAATCGCCCATGCAACACAGAATTTTATTAGGAAGATATTATGAAAGTAAAAATGAAAAAGACTTTAATTGGTGCAGTAGGTAATGGTGAAACTACAATTACTTATGAAGAAGGCATGACTTATCAAATGAAAACACCTATGGAAATGCAAATGGCTGGTGTTTGGGTTTCAGATGGTAGAGCAGAACAAGCAACAGATGTTATTCAAAAAAAAGTTGTAAAACCAGTTGAATCTAAAGCAAAAAAAGTTGTTAAGAAAATATTTGGTAAAAATAAAAAGTAGGTTTTAAATGTCAGGTATAAAAGTAGTAACTGATTGGACAGTATCAGCAGTAGCAACATCTGATCAAAAGTCTTTTATGCGTGTAGATTTTAGTGATGATGATAGTTTAATTGCTGAACTTATAAAAGCATCACAAAATGTATTACAAACTTACATAAATAGAGCAATAACAACTCAAACTTTAGAATTATATTTAGATAGATTGCCTTTTTATAATGAAATAAAATTACAAGAAGGTTTATATACAGCTCCAGATATGGAGTATAATTCAAATTTTATTATTTTACCAAGACCACCAGTAGCATCAGTAACTCATGTTAAATATTTTGATGATTCAGATACAGAATATACATATGCTACTTCTAATTATTATGTAGATACAATAAGTGAACAAGCAAGAATAGTTTTAAGAAAAGGTAAAAGTTGGCCAACAGTTACAGAAACAAGAAACGCCAACGCTTATGTAGTTAAATATGTTGCTGGATATGGTGGAGCAAGTGATGTACCTGAACCAATAGTACAAGCAATTAAATTATTGACTACACATCTTTATGAAAATAGAGAAGCAGTAACAAGTTTAGGAGTCAACACAATTCCTTATACAATAGGAGCGATGTTACAACCATATAAAGTACAAAGATTGAACAGTATTTTAGGAGGTTAAAATGCCAAATGTTTCACCAGTAGGTAAATTAAGAAATAAAATTACAATACAAAATAATGCTTTATCAGGTGATACTTTTGGAGGTTATAGTACATCAAATACAACTTTCTTAACAGCTTTTGCACAGATAAAACCAAAATCAGCAAAACAAATTTTTAATGAACAAACAGGTGAACAAATAGCAAATCCTCAAGATTTTGAATTTGTAATAAGACACAGAGATAATATTAATGTAAATATGAGAATATTATTTGGAACAAGAACTTTCGATATTATAAGTGTAGAAGATGATAATGAATATCATAGATATATAAAAATTATTGCTAGAGAAAAGGTGGCAACATAATGGCAACAATAAAAATTAAAGGATTAGAACCAACTTTGAAAAATCTTCAATTATTACAAAAAGGTTTAGATAAAGAACTTACAAATGTATTAAGAGGTGGTGGTCAATTAATTAGAGGTGAAGCTGTTAGATCAATACAATCAGGACCTAAATCAGGTCGTGTTTATCAAAAATACAATCCAAGAAGAACACATACAGCTTCTGCTCCTGGTCAACCACCAGCAAGTGATACAGGTAATCTTGTTTCACAAATTATGAGTGTTGCTGATGGTAAAAATACATTAGTAGAAAGCAGAGCAGATTATTCAAAATTTTTAGAATTTGGTACATCAAAGATGCTAGCAAGACCATTCTTGTTTCCAGCATCAGAAAAAAGTACAAAAAAAATAATTGAAGTATTAAAAGCAAAATTAAACAAAGTTGCAGAGGGTCTTAAAAAATGAGTGATCACAGCTTACAATTGCAAAAAACTATATTTGATAGACTAAGTGGTGATAGTAATTTGAC